CTGGTGCATCCGGAATGACACGCCTCGACACGTTTGCGCAACTCTACTCACAGTATAGGGTGGAGGCCGCAGAGTTAGAGTTCCGACCAGCGGTTGGAACTAACGTCTCCGGTATCCAAGTTACTGGATTTGCGTATGATGGTAATGACATACCTTCAAGTCTCTCAACAGCGATGGGAGTCGAGCCCAGGTTCTCAGATGTTCCTTGGGTAGGAGGAAGGGTACGTCTACCAGTGGATAGGCTGATGAAATCTAAATGGCATTTCACAGCGAATGGCAGCAACCCATCCGGTTTCAATACCACCGGATCGGTTTTCTGGCATGCGAGTGGTACCAATGGAGCAATCCTAGGTAATATTTGGCTGAAGTATCGAGTTAGATTTTCAGGACCAACGAACCAAGTGACGACAATGAGAGTTGCATCGTCAACATTCCCAGGCCCAGGAGCATCTTATGGGCTTGGGCAGGCAGTAGCTAACGACCAGGGTAGTGCTATTGTTTCTGCTACATCGCCAACCAATTGGGCTGGTGAGCAATCAAATGGTTCGATTGACTTAACTAAAGGAGGTGTTTCATCAGGTTTGGCGAGTATATTCCTGAAACCCTCTTCAACGCTATTAGCGTCGTTGGGGTCAAACATTAATCCCAACCAACTAGTTGAGTACATTGCTGAGTTCATGGGCACAACAACTGCACCAGCAACAGGTCCAGTGTCAACCACTTGGCTTCCTAATGGCGCTAACCCTAACACTGGGGAGTTTACCGTTCAGGATAGCATGCCGTATGATATATTCGTCGATGGGTCAATTAAGGTTTGTTACAGGATTGTAGACTACCTTGCCAACATGGTTGGCGCCCAGTTGACGATTGCTGCACCAGGTGGATCGAACACCTGGTTAACGGGATCCATGTTCAACATTGCAACATGGATTCGGCCGTTCATTCAAATCTCCACGGGCAATTCAGTTTTACCGCAGCTGAACCCAGTTTCTAAAGCAATTGACCAGAAACAACGTGATGAAAAGCGAACTAGAAAGTCGCGAGAAGCAAG